CAACGAGCGAGTTTATCCGGTGAATGAAATTGAACGTGCAGTGACCACACTGAACGAACAAATCACTTCCGGATACTCAGTACTCGGAGAAGTAGATCATCCCGATGATTTAAAAGTAAACCTAGATCGTGTGAGCCATATGATCACAAGCATGTGGATGGATGGCCCAAACGGTTTTGGCAAGTTAAAGATTTTACCCACACCAATGGGCCAGCTGGTTAAAACCATGCTGGAATCAGGTGTGAAATTAGGAGTTTCTAGTCGTGGAAGTGGAAACGTCGACGACAGAACAGGACATGTCAGTGACTTTGAAATCGTCACTGTAGATGTGGTTGCTCAGCCCAGTGCGCCAAATGCGTATCCCAAGGCCATTTATGAAAGTTTGATGAACATGAAGCATGGTCATCGACTGCATGGATTGGCCAAAGAAGCTGTGGCTGACAACAAAGTGCAGAGATATTTGAAAAGCGAGATTGTCAAGCTGATCAAAGATCTCAAAATCTAGGAGACATAGATGCTAGACGCAATCAAACCATTACTAGATAGCGGCCTTATCAACGAAGAAGTTGGTCAAGAACTCAACGAAACTTGGGAACTAAAACTGACTGAAGCACGTGAACAGGTACGTGGTGAACTCCGCGAAGAGTTCGCACAACGCTATGAGCATGACAAGAAAGTGATGGTGGAAGCTCTAGATCGCATGGTAACAGAAGGTCTGCAGAACGAGATCTCGGCAGTGCAAGCTGAAAAGCGCGCCTTGGCTGAGGATCGTGTCAATTTCCAGAGCAAGATCAAAGAGTCAGCCACGAAGTTTAACGACTTCATGGTGACCAAGCTGGCTGAAGAAATTGGTGAACTGCGCAAAGATCGTCGCATTCATAATGAAGGTATCCAAAAGTTGGAACGTTTCATTGTGCGTGCTCTTGCTGAAGAAATTCAAGAATTTGCTCAAGACAAACGTGATGTGGTGGAAACAAAAGTCCGCCTGGTCCGTGAAGCTCGTCAGAAACTTGAAACACTCAAGACCAGATTCATTCGTGAATCTGCAGGCAAGGTAACTGCTGTTGTTAGCCGGCATCTAAAGACTGAACTTACACAATTGCACGAAGACATTCGGATTGCTCGCGAGAACAATTTTGGACGTCGTATTTTTGAAGCATATGCAGCTGAATTTGGCGCAACTCATCTCAATGAGAAAGCCGAAGTGCGTGATCTTAATCAGCGGCTGGTAACAAAGGATCGTCAATTGGCGGAAGCCACCAGGATTGTACGTGACCAAAAGGTCATCGTGGAATCCAAAGAACGTGAGATTCGCATGATCAAGGAATCCAATGTGCGTACAAACACCATGGAAGAATTGCTCTCCCCATTAAATGAGGAAAAGCGCGAGATCATGAAGAACCTCTTGGAAGGTGTCCAGACAGCTCGTCTGAAAGGCGCTTTTGAGAAGTATCTACCAGCTGTACTTGCTGACGGACGCACAATGAAGGCCAAAACAGCCCTTACTGAGCGTGTCAGTGTTGTGACTGGTGATAAAACCGTTAAGGCTGTGGATGAAGACCGTTCCAACGTGATCGACATCAAACGCCTAGCTGGACTTTAAAAGTAACATAGGAGACTATAAATGTCACAAGAATTGTTAGAAAGCCGTTGGGACGAAACTAAAGACGCCCTTCTGGAAGGCCTTAAAGGCAATCGTCGTAATTCGATGAACGTTATCCTCGAAAACACTCGTAGGTACCTGAAAGAAAATGCAAGTACAGGCAGCACCGCTGCTGGTAACATTGCCACACTGAACCGTGTGATTCTGCCAGTGATTCGACGTGTTATGCCCACCGTTATTGCTAACGAGTTGGTGGGTGTTCAGCCCATGACTGGTCCGGTTGGTCAGATCCATACTCTGCGTGTTCGCTATGCCAGCACAATGACTGACCAAACTGCTGCTGCTACCAGCACAGTGGCTGGTGAAGAAGCACTGAGCCCGTTCAAGATTGCGGTTGCATACAGCGCCGGCGCTCGTGGTACGGACAATGCTGCTACCACACAAACTGCTGCTCAAGGTTATTCAGGCGCTCCCACCAGCACTCTGGAAGGCAACGGCGGTCGTCAGATCTCGGTGCAGATCCTGAAGCAGGCTGTTGAAGCCAAGACCCGCAAGCTGCAGGCTCGCTGGACTTTTGAAGCTGCT